TCCGACAAAATTAACGCTATCAAAGTTTCCCGTTATTTTAAACTCAATTTTTTGAATTTCAGCCCAAAGCTCTCCATTTACCCATACTTTTCCATCTGAACCACTTAAAACTCTGTTTGAATTTACATCCATTAGCGCAACCTTCCTTTCTTTGAAAATAAAAAAGAGTAGAAATAACTACTCTAATATTGTTGTAAAGTCCATATCTTCCATTGCATCAAGTACTTTTACATTTGCTTTTATAAATACGTTACTTTTAAATGTATTCTTTCTAACCTCTGCATCTTTCCACGTAGCAGCCTCACTATTCCCAGCCTTTATCCATGCTTGTCTTTGTGCATCAATATCTATATCGCACGTGTTGGTATAGTCTGCATCTAAAATATCATTTTGTGCAAGTGTTTTATAATAATCATTTATACCACTAATAAAAATAACTTGATTATCTGGGCTATTTTTATATTTACCCACATAATTGTTCTTAAATGTTGTGGTAATATCCTCTTGCATGATATTTATAGCTTCTACTACTGCAATTTTCTTCATATCTTCTGTATCATCATCAGTTATTGTAGTAAGAGAAGTTACTCCTCTGCCTATTCTGATAACACCATCATCATTTATAATAATTAGATTTCCACTATCAATTGATGTATTAATATTGGTTGGTTCAACTATGGTGGCTAAATCATCAAGTACGTAGTAAGTTGAACTCATGCTTAATGGTAAACCTGCAAGTATTCCAAGCAACCTAGATACATATTTTTCTCCTGTAACTTGCCCTCTAGCATTGTCTTTAAAGGTCACTTTTTCATTTCCAAGAACAACGATTTGCTTACAATCTGGAGGTGTTGTAGGTTTAAAAGTAACTGCTTTATAGGTCTTTTTCAATGCTTCTTGGTCTTTCACAAAAGTACATACAGCGTCTTGGTCTGCTTGTGCACCTTCCGCACACCCTAGCCAATTTATTTTCATGCTCTTAATTATAGTAAATGCATCTTGAATGTTGCCATCCGTTGCATTTATCCTTATGACTATTACTTTACCTGGTGAGCCTTTAAGACAGTCTTTTATATATTGCAAATTACTAGCTGTATATAATTTTTCATCGGTACTTAAATCATCTAAATTTTTATATTCCTTAGTTGTAAATGTCTTATCAGTATCGTCCTTTATTATTAAGCCTACGATGCCTTTTTGACTTTTTTGTTCTGCATCATTCGCTAACCTTTTAAAGGTTATATTTATAACAGGAAGTCCCATACTATCACCCTTTCTAATTAATCTGTAAATCATCCATGTATGGAATATTTTCATCTTCTGGAATCTCTTCTATGGTATATAAATCAAAAGTAGCAATAAGAAATCCATTAGCTTTGTCAATATCAAATTCAATTCCATCATTAATAGGAATTATAAAAGTATCATTAACTCTTAGACCTTCTAAAAATATTCCTTCAAGTAAATCCTGTATTTCCATGAGTTCTATTTTATATTTGTTTGGACTTAAGGCAAAATAATAAAGTTTAGTTGTTAATTTCCTCTCCTTATTACTTGCATTAAATTTACCTACTTTATTTTTAAAAAACTCAATATAAAAGCAAGGTCTAATTATCTCCTCTTTAATATCTGTAGAACTAAATCCCACAACATTATAAGTTGTATTAATCAAACCTTGCTTAACCTGTTTTACTATAAACTTGTTAATGTCCTCTAAGGTGACCACTCTACCACCCCTTATTCAAATTTAGAATTTCTTTGCTAGATCATCTGCGAATTTCTCGCAATCTTCACCATATTTACTTTCAAACTGGCTTTCTGCGGCTTCCATAAAATGATATCCTGGGATAAACTTTTCTTCTCCTTTTTGTCCTTTGTGCGGCTTATGTATCCAGCCATTATTTATAAGATGTGCATGTGGTGCACTATTATAAGCACGTGCTGACCATACACCGTTAAATTTATACGCCTTTCCTGCTTGAAATTTATTTATAATCTTGCTGTTATCTTTAACTATTTTCCTGCTAGAAGGTTCCAAACCTATTCCCATAGAGCGATATACTTTTTTATTTGTACTATTTAGCTGTCTTGCTTCTTTCCTTATGAAATTCTTACTTTCTTTAGGCATAAATGCATTAGCATTATCAAGTACCTTATCTACATAATCATCAAACTGACTTATATCAAATCCATCACTCATATATCATTCCATCCTTATTTTGCACATTATCTCCCAAAAATCATCATTCTTATAATCTGGTTGAAAGAAATCTACATCATACCTTAAACCTTTATAGATAAAATACATTGTCTTTGTTGGTGTCAAGCTCTTTTTTCTGCACCTTATTCTTTGGTTAACATAGCTTTCTTTATTACCTTCCTGCGTGGCTGTTGTGCTGCCACTTATATTTTGAGGAATTATATTACACCACAATGGGTCTTTTATTTTTTGGTACTCATAATCATCTTCCCCTAATTTATTTTTTATTTTTACTTTGTTCCACACCTCAACTTTATTTTTTAAATTACTTGCGTTCAAATTTGTCACCTTTACCTTACTTAGTTAAAATATTTTGATGCGTTTCACTCGTATCAGTGATTGAAACTGCACTTTGCTGTAACTTATAAGCTTCAAGTTGAATATATAGGCTTGTTAGTCCTTGATTTTCTTTTACTTCACCATCTCTATTTTCATGCAAGCCTGTTGTTACTATCTTTTGAATCAATGTATACAACTTTAAGGCTTTTTCATCTGCTTGAACATCTTTAAGCTCCACTCCTGTTGCTTGCTTAATTATCATTTCACTTGCAGAAAGAAGTGAGGATAAAGTAGTATCTTCATCCTCATAATCTATCTTAAGCCATTCTTTTAACTCATTTAACTCCATACTATACTCCCTCTTTTGCTAATATAGCACTTATTAAATCAGATTTGTTTAAGCTAGAATATCCAGTCATTTCCTTATTCTTTGCAATTGTAGTTAATTGATCAACTGTCATAGCTGTTAACTGGTCTTGTGTATATTTTGTTGTGTCCGTTACTCCCTCTGTTGTATTAGAGGGTTCACTAGGGTGTTGTTACTTTTGCAATTCTAAATGCAGAAGCAAGCTTTATTTTATGGTCAAACCATGCTGTTAAAACAAATAAATTGATACCTGTTTTAACATCCTTATCTTGGTCATATATTGTATCAGGATCATAGTTAAAATGTGAATATGAGAAATCTCCAACAATAGGATCTGTTGCATTATCACAAAATATCGTAGGCTTTCCCAAAATCTGTTCTGGTTGTGCTGCATAAAGTGATGCAGAACCATTTGCAAGTGTTTCTATTATATCTAAATAATCAGCATAGGTCATGCATATCTTAGCATTTTCCCTATAATCTTCGTGTAAATCTGCTATTGCTGCTTTAATAGCCTTATATTTAGTTGCACCATTAACAACTTTTATAGCATTTACGGAACTATAAAAAGACATGCTTTCCTCACCTGTTTCTGGTGTAGTGGCAAACGCAACCTTTTTTTCTTTTGCGGCAACACCACTTTCAAGAGCTGCATTAACTGTTTCAACTAAATTTGTGTCCGTTCCGGCAAGAACTGTTTCTGAAATAGGTACAAAAACCTTAAACTTATTTCTAGCAAAACTAACTACATCACCTTTTTCTTTTATTTCTTTTGCTGTTTCACCATCAGGTATAAAACCGTCATCATCAAGTGTAAATGCTATCTTAGGTATTTCAAGGTTCCTTTCTGCTGTAAAGGTAGAATTATTTCTCAATGGGTCTTTCACAAAAGGTTCATGTAATAATTCAGTAGTTAATGTTGTAGGAATAAGCTTTGAACCACCTGTTGTAGTATCATCTATTAATGCTGCTTTAATTTCTGGTGAAATTGCTTCATGTTTAATAGTTGCTCTTATATATGAAGCTTTAGCAGACATCATTTTAGCCTTAGGATCATCACCGCCACCCAATTTATTTTTAGCTTTTAATTTTTCCTCTGCCATCTTATCTAAATCAGCAATTTGTGCTTTTAATCCATTGAACCTTTCTTCTAAGTCTTTAACTGAATCCTTTTGTTCACTTCTAGCTTGTAGAGTTGTTTTAGCGTCAGCATACATAGATGCTAATTTCTCATTAGCTGCCTTTAAATCCTGTCCAACTCCTGCTAACATTTGTTCTAATTGATATCTATTCATTCTAATATTCCCCCAAATTCGCATATTTTAGTGTATTATTAACCCTTGCCATTAAAATTTCAATTTCTTTATCTTTAATAACAGTAGGTGTTTGCGCTTTATTTTCAAGTAAATCCTTAGGTGTATTTTTGTATTTTTCAAAGAACTGACTTATACATGCTGCTACTGGTGCTGAATTATCAACTTCAATATTGAATACTTCTGCTGCTTCTGAACCTGTAAACCACTTTTCAGCATCCATCATTTGTTTTATATCATCTTCACTTATCCCATCTTTGGCATTTTCCATATAGATATTTATAAGTGATTTTGCTACTTGATCTAATCTATCAGCCATATTTCTAAAATCATTTGCATTTCCTTGTGCTACAGTCCATGGGTTGTGTATCATAAGCTGTGCACTTGCAGGAATTATAATTTTATTTCCAGCTAGTGGAATTAGACTTGCAGAACTTGCCGCCAAACCATCTACATACGATATTTTATTTGCTGGGTTAGCTTTAAGTATGTTATATATAGCAACTCCGGCAAAAACATCACCGCCACCACTATTAATGTGCATATTTATATCTGTCATTCCATCAAGTTCATTTAAAAAATCTGCGACATCCTGCGGTGCTTTATCTTCTTCACTTCCACCGCTCCACCAGTTATCTGGATTGTATGAAGTTGAAACTATATCACCATAAAAATAAAGGTCTGCGGCAGTTGATGTTTGATTTTTAATCTCCATCTTACCGTTGACCTTTTCTCTTCCAAACTTATCTTTACTTTTAAATTCCAGTGTTTTGCCCAATATTACCACCCCCTTTCAGCGGAATTTTATCTATTAAATCCAAAGAAATTAAATCCCTTGATATATACAACTTATTTCCTCCTTCAACTGGTGGCATGTCTTCTAGCCTTCTTACTTCATTAGGTGTAAACCAGGCACTCCTTATGCCCTTTTGATAAAAGTCACCTCTGGTTGTCATATCTGCTCTGGCTAAACCATTTAAACTAAACTTATATGAAAACCCCTTTGCTCTTTTTTGCGGTACTAATACTTTTTTATTTAATTCCTGTTCCCACATTCGTACATTAGGCAGCATTGTATCTTTTATATACTCTAAATCAGCCTGTTCAGCACTTGAATAACTACTTTTTTCACTGTTTACCTTGGATAATGGCATATTATATACCCTTGCAACTCTTTCAACTGTTATTTTTTCAACTTCAAATACCTTTGGATCTATAAAGTTAAAACCTTTAAGCTCTTGAAAATCTTTGCCTTGGTCTAAAAATAATATTCCATTCTTCTGAAACTTCTTAAGCATTTCAGTATAGTCATCCATAGCATCTTTATTTAATTTAGCTGCTAACTTTATAACAATGTTAGCTTTTAAGCCATTCTGGAGCTGATTTATGCTAAATTCCTTGATATTTCTGTCATAATATATAGTGTTTTTAAGTATATTCAATGGATTTATACCCTTTTCACCTATAACACCAGTAATATGGCTTATATGAATTATGTTGCTGTTATGAATAAACACATATCCATCTGCATCAGTTACTCTATACCATAGCTCACCAGTATCTTTTTCAATTACTGGCTGCACTAAATCTGGATTTAATATGTGAAAGGCTATTGGTGTCATAAACATGTCATATTCCATAAGTGCATATGCATTTCCAGTTATATTTTTTATAGTTTCCATTTTTCTTATAAATTTAAACTGTGTCATATAAGAATTAGGATTTTCTATAATCTCAGAAAAATCATCATCCGATGCATTTACAACATTAGAATCCTGATATAATTTAAGCGGCAAACTAGCCATTGAGTTACTCAGCCTTGTAACTACAGCAAATATTGTTTCGTTATCAGCTAAATTAGTATTTCCAAATCTAAAGTTAGAAAAAGGATCAATAACAATACTACTCTTCCACTTTATAAAAAAGCTTTTGATATTATTTAATATTCCCAATATTTCCCCTCCTCTCCTATAAATCTGGACTGTAAAATGTATCTCCAGTAGAATTATCAAGTAATGCTACCATTCTTACGTGTGATATTGTAGTTGATACTGCTGCATCTATTCTTTCACTGCCTTGTTTTTCTTTATATAATTTTAAGTTTTCTTTTCTATCTTTATCCTCTACAGCATTACTCATGCAGTAATTAAGTACCGGATTACCATCATGTATAACTTCTTTTGCATATGCCTTCGCTCTAAAATCTTTAGTAGGTTCTGATAATGAAGCATAAGTTTGAGGTACTTCTATTGCTAAAATACCTAAGTTTTCAAATTCTTTTGCTATATCTTCACAATGCCATGGATCATATGCAATAGAATCTATTTCAAACCCATATTTTTTCTTTTGCTCTAAAACATAATCAACTATATATTCATTTTTAATTTTGGCTCCTGGTATTTTAGTTATATATCCTTGTTCACACCATAGATCATATGGAACTTTATCAGTTCTTTTTTTAGCCTCTAAGGTATCCTCTGGAATAAAGCAATGATTTAGGACTAAAACTTTGTCATTTCCTAAATCAATTTCAAAGGTTACACTTGTAAGGTCAATCTTATCTGATTTATCCATACCAACAACACATTTTAAACCACTTATATTAAATTTAATTTTGCCCGAACTATCTATTGTAATAAAGTTTTCTAAACCCTCCAAAAGCGATTTGTTGTTTAAAGTTATTTTACATTCATCCCACTTTTGCATGTTCATGTAAGCATTTTTACTCTTTTGATTTACCCATATATTGCACTGCTTTGTGAAAAACTCAAGCCTTTTATCTTCTCTCTCATTTGCAATGTTCATTTTTTGAATTAATTTGTTTAACCCTGTTTCATAAGTACTAACAACAGGATTGGCTTTAACAACATTCATAATATCAAAAGGGTCTTCTTTTCCTTCAACCTCACAAATTACAATGAAATATTTATCATCATTTATACTAATATATGGATTGAGTACCTTTGAACAATAATCATATTCCTCTTTACAAGGGCAAAATACCTTTCTTCCTGCTGTTGTTATAATAGCAATCAAAGGATTATATCTTGCACCCATACCACTTTCCATTGTATCCACTGGCTCACTTGTATCAAATAAATGGTATTCATCAATTACAGCTAATTGAGGATTGTAAGAATCACCTTTTTTTAAATCATCTTTAGTAAACAAAGTCATTACGCTGTTGCTTTTTTGATGAAGTATTTCGTTTGTAGATTCTCTTATTTTGAGCTTTCTTCTTAAAACCTTATGTCCTCTTACCATGTTGCAGGCTTCATTAAATACTGCTTTGGCTTGTTTACTTACTGGTGCTAAACAATAAACTTCACTTCCGGCAACTCCATAAGCACATAATTCATATGTACCTATACCAGCTAATGTCTGTGATTTTGCATTTTTACGCCCTACCTGCTCGTAAAATCTTTCAAATCTTCTATAACCAGTATTAACATTTATCCATCCATAAACATTCCCAAGTACAAATTTAACAAATATATGAGCTTTGATTTTAGTACGTGCCAATTCACCTTTACTATGTTTAAATTCCTGAAGCCAATCAATTGCTCTTTGCCCCTGCTCTTCATCAAATATATAAGGAAAATCTGGAGTGTTTTCTTTTGATAAATCATTCAAGAAACGATGGCACGCCCATTTATGCTTTGTACAAGCAATTATTCTGCCATCTAAAATTCTATTGCAGTATTCAACTAACTGCTCTTTTAAAGTACCTGTGAAGCAAGTGGAATTTTCCATGTGTTCCTCTAATGTCATTAAACATCACCAAACTTACTTTCAAATTCCTTTTCATCTTCATCTTTCATTTCAGTATTTATTTCTATAAGCCTCTGCCTACTTGCTGGAGTAAGTCCAAATTCAACGGAATACTTTTTTATGGTGTCTGAATATGCATTTTGTATTCGTATATATGGACTTGGTACTTCTTTAGTACTGCCATTCTTATTTGTTTCAAGTACTGTAAGAGTTCCAGTGTTTAATGCAATAGTAGCATCAATGTATTTATCAAAGGCACCTGATAAAACAGAAAGATCATGTACATCTAAGTTTACTAATATTTGTGTACTGCCAAGTTCCTTAACTATTTCCTTAAAAATCTTTTTTGCTCTTGGACTTAACCATGTTGGCGGTCTTATTTTATCACTTGGAAGTTCTTTTAATATTTCTTCCTGTTTTGTTCTTAATTCTTTTTCCTCATTAGTTAAATGCTTTTTTAAAGTTTCAGTTTTTTGTCTTGGTGCTGGCATTTTTATTCCTCCTTATAATTGATAATAAATATTAATTGAAAAGAAAAAACCCCCTTTTTGTTTTATAAAGGGAATTTGTCGTTTTCCAATGTGGGGGTACGGTCACCAGCAGGCACCCTCACATTTTATGAATAGGGGGGATTCCTTTTTCATCCATCCCAAATTCATCTATAAATTTTTTTAATAATTCTCTAAGCATACATTGAGTATTATACTTATCATCTTTATACATGATGTGTATGGTTGTATGTGTACCTTCTGTCATAGGAAAAAGGTTGTCTATGTCAAGCCTTTTATCCCAGTCCTCTTTAACCTCTATAATATGATGTGCTGTATTAGCTTTAGCAATCCTATTTTCTGTATAGTAAATATAAATATCTATGTGATTATATTTATCTAACAAATCGTCTCTTAACTTCTCCCACTCTCCAGTTCTATAGAAGTTCCATTCCTTGCTGTCCTTCCTGTTATAATCATAAAACTTATAACTTTCTTTTCTCCTTGCTTCAACCTTCTCTTTATGTTTTTCACAGTAAACTTCACTCTTATCTATAAGCTCATTACAACCTATATATTTACAAATTCTCTTTGGCACCTCATCACCCCCTTTTTGCAAGTTCATATACTTGTCTCTTGCACTTTGAGTTTAACTGTATGGGTAATTGTGTTAAACTGTTGCATGTTATTTAAAGCCTTGCTACTGCTTATATTCTATGCATTATCAATTAGGTATTTAACATCATCCCATTATGTTAAGCTCAAGCCATATTTTGATGTTTTTCATACTTATAAAAAGCTTATTTCTTCAACTGATTTGTCGAGTTCATCTTGTATTACTCCAATATATCTTAAGGTTACTCTCTGGTCAGAATGATTAAATATTTCCATAAGCTTAACAACATCTTTGTTTTTCTCATAATGCCAATATCCAAAGGTTTTCCTTAAAGTATGGCAGCTTATGTGTATATCAAATAAATTACCAATATCAATAAGTATTTGATATGCTCTTATTCTGCTTATCGGATTATTTTCACCTTCTCTGCTGCTTATAATAAACTTATAATTTTCTTCATCTTTGCAGTACTTATTTAGTTCTTTCTTAAGCTCAGGATTAATCAGAAACTTTTTAGACTTCTTAGTTTTCTTTTCAATGATGCATATGTGATTTCTGTTTTTAACATCACCAACCTTAAGCCTTAAAATATCGCTTATTCTTAAACCTGTATGTATTCCTATTAAGAACATCATATAATCCCTTTGGTTTTCTCTCTTAAGATATAATAGAATATCTCTTATTTTCTTTTTACTTCTTATAGGATCTACTGAGTTCAATATCACCACCTCACTTTTAGTGTATAAAAAAAGAACCCTATTAAGAGTCCTTTATAATTCTATATTCATCTATCATAGATTTATTATTTATAATTTCTATAATTCCTTTTTTTTCAGCTTTAGAAAAAGTATTGTCTGCTATAACTTGCAATATTTCTTGTGGTAAATAATTATTTTGGAATAATATCTTTGAAGCCATTGAAAAATATCGATGTTCATATTCTTCTCTAATAAAACCAATGAATTCTAGCTTGTTAATTTTATCTTCTGCATAAAACCTAATATATCGTTCAAATAAATTATCCTGTTCATAAATATCACTTAATTTCTTAAGTTTTTCCTCATATCTACTTTCATTTAATTTTGTAGTTAGCCATAAAATTGCTGTTATGCCCAAGACATATAACCATATAATAATAAAAATTTTATCATTAAGCTTTATTAAATTTTTAAGTATAGGATTTTTAGTTATTGTTGATGGAAAAGCCATAATTGCAGTTAATATTCCCGTTAGTGATGCACTTGTTATTCTAGGTACCCTACTTGCATTTTTTAATTTTAATACACTTGCATCAATTTTTTTATTGACCACATCATGATAATTTTCTCTCTGCTTTTCTGGAACAATATCTTTTATAATTTTCACTAATTCTTTAATTTCATTTTCTTTAATTTCATTTTCCTTAGTTAAATATCCAGATTTTTTTTCATTATCAATATATTTTATCGCATTCTCAACTTCCAAATACTTTTTTTCACTGTCTTCTGATTCAAATTTTCCACCTGTCTTATCTGGATGATATTTTGCAAGCATTTTTAACAATTGTTTCCTTATATCGTCTAAATCATCCCCATCAACATTAAATTTATTTTTTATATCATGTAAATTCGTATATTCTATTTTATTCTCCCCCTCAATATAGTATAAAAATTACACTAAAACTTAATAATTTTTTAATAAAACAATACTATAATTACATATCTCTGCATTAAAAAGTAGTTTCCTCTATTTGTCCAATGATCTTATTCCATTGAAGTATATACTTTTTATTTTTCTTTGGCTTACCTCTTTCAAAATATTCAATAGTACAACTTTTTTAAAGGTTCTTTTTAGATTTTATATTTAACATTAAATCTATTGATTTTTGTGGTAGTATTTTATTCAATTTATTTTTAAATTTTTGTTTCTGTATTTCATTTGTGCTACCATTGTTGATTAATTCAATCATTTTTTCATGATATTTTAATAATTTGTCTAATGGATCAGAATCATTATGTGAAAATACAATACTTTCTAATGCTGTCATCCTAAATGATAAAAATAAATAATCATCATTCTCATCAGAATCATTTTTAGTAGATACTCTATCAGTATCTACCAAATTTATTATTTTAAATATTTCTATGCAATTCCCTATTAATGATATAGAATAAAAAATTATAAAAAACACTAAATATGTTAATAAAAAAGTTAAACCTATAAACAAATACAAACAAAACTTTATATTTGAATATGAGCCTATATAAATAAAAAAGCTTAATAATATTACACTACCAGTAATAATACCTAACAGATAAAAACTTAATAGTATTTTTTCTATAATATCTATTTTTTTGTTTTTATTAATTATATTCATAATTTTATTCGATATTGATGATGTTAAAATGGCTAAACCAGAAATAATAAATCCCAAAAATCCAATCATTGAAATTCCAATATCTTTAGTCACATCTTGTATAATTTTATTTAGATCATTAATATTAATTTCCATTGAAATAATACTAAAAAGGCAAGTAAATAAACTAGAAAAAATAATTGTAGCAATTACTTCACTCGTTTTAAAATTTATTATATCTAAATACTTTTTATATTTTATTAACTTGTTTAAAGATGATTTGTTATTCATAATTTATACACCTTTTTTGTTACTATTTATATTAGTTTTTATTAGTTCAGCAACTACTGAATTAATAAAATTGTCAGCTTCATTATCATATTCCCCTTCGCTTATATTTTCATTTACTACACGTGTTAACGCTGCATCAGAATTAGATTTAATGACTTGTTCTCTTTCATTATGATTTATACCATATGCAGTTATATCACCATATCCTTTTACTGCTGCTTTTATCGTATCCTGCATCATTTTAGCTTCCATGTTAATTCCT